TTTACTTTCTAATCGTTTTTCTAAAAGCTTTAGAGCTTCTATACCATCGTCAGATTGTAAGAATGAAGCTATTATAAACAAAGGGTCTTCACCAAATGGTATAGTTATCATTCTTTTTTTATTAGAAGTTGTATTAAAATGTACATCTCTTTTATTGTTCTTAAATATAAGTAATTTATTGTCTATAAATAACTGAACTTTTGATTGTAATTTTAACATAGGGTCATTAGTCATATTTAATAAATCAGCGGGATGTCTTCTTGCAAATACAAGCATATCTCTTTTTAATTCTGATGTAGACATTTTAGATATATCACCAAACAATACTCTACTAATCATTTCTAATTGTGGTAAAGACATTTGTCTTGCTAAAATTAACGCATCTACTTCTGCATTCATTGTATCAACATCTTCTTGAGCTTCTTTTGCTGTATTTATTTCTTCAAATTGATTTCCTAAACCGGGATGCATATTTAAAAATTCTTGTAATACTTGATTTGTTCTAGATACTTGTAACATACCATCTTCAAAAATAATAGGGTCTAAAACCACATTTCCATCTTGCTTGTCTATAAATGCAGATTTTTGATTTTTAGCATAACGAAGAGGTCTATTAACACCTTGCTCTTCATCAAAATACATTAAGGGAAATCTTTTACTATGTTGGGATGCTAACATGTAAGATAAAGGAGTTTTATCTCCTACTAGTCTGTAGACTTTGTCTACGAATTGTTTTTTATTCATTTTATTATAATTTAATTAAAGTTAAAAAAAAGGGGAGAAAATTAATCCTCCCCTTAATAATTGTTCTACTTATGCTTGAAATAAGAAGAAATTGTTAGCACCTAAAGTACAAACACATCTTTCAGAAAGGTAGTTTACTGTCATAGCATCTAACTCTTGATTTTGTGCTCCACCTGCTGAACCTGTAATCCAAGACTTGTAACGTCTGTCTTCAGTCTCAGAAGCTCTGTATCTAACATGTAAGAATGGTCTCTTAGCGTTTTTACCAAGTATTTGGTCATAAACTGTAGTTGAGCCTGCAGGAACTAAAAGTCCGTTGATTGCTCCACCTACTAATCCACCTCTCATTGTTGGGTCATTTAGATATTTCCACTCTGATTTGTAAAAGTCATAACCTCTTCTAAATCCTGTGAATCCTAAATTTAACGCCATTTCTTCATCGTTATCAAATAATCCGTAAGACGAACCACCTGCACCGTAAGAATTTTGAGCTGCTAACATATCATCAATATCAAATGAGAAGTTTCTGTTAACGAAAATTACATTTTCTTCAATAGAACCTTGCTTATCTAATCTTGAAATAATGCTATCAAAACCTGCTAAATCAACAGGATTTCCTGCACCCCAAACATTTCCTCTGTTTCCTACAACGTAGAATACACCTTCAGAACCTTTGTTACCTGCATCAGCGTAAGCAACTTGTGTTGCTGCACCTGAACCTGCTTCAGCCGGAACTGCTTCTACCATAGAAGTTTCTAAGTAATCATCAAAACGTAATCTTGTTTCATGCTCAGACTTTAAGTACCACATGTATCCTGATGCTCCATCTTCAGTAGTAATTTCAATCCACCCAATTTGTGCCATATCAGAACCTGATACTTGGTACTTATCTTTTAAGATAATTGGAGAATTTTCAAAAATGAAATCAGAAGAAATTAATCCACCTTCCATTCCTGTAACACCTTTTCTGAATTCAGAACCATAAATAAATACAGATACTGTTCCTGCGTAAGCAGCTAAACCTGCAGCTTCGTAGAAACTTACAGTAAATGAATCAGCTGTAACCGCTGTAATAATACCTTTATTATTTAAAGCTGAAGCAGCTGTATCGTCAGATACCATAACTGTTTGACCTTTTCTGAAACCAATCTGTCCCGCTGCACCTAATGGAGCTACTGAACCTGATGGCTGTCTTGCCGGGTCAATTTGAGCTGCAGGAACTGTAAAAGTTTCTGCTGTTGCTCCTGCTGCTGCACCACCTAATGTACACGCTGTATATTTAATATGTAACCTTCCTTGTTCTGCCCATTTGATAAGGTCAGAATTTGAAGGCATTTCTGCACCAACCATTCTTAAGAATGATGATACTGTTCTATTACCATATCTCTCAAACTCTTTTTCAAAAGTATCCGGTAGATACTGATTCAAATAGTTAAATTGAGTATTGCTAATATAGTTTGTTGACAACGCAACTTGTTGAGCACTTGGCTGCAACTGATACGTTGGGTTTGCTAATACTGCCATAATTTTTTAATTTTTTAATTGTTAAACTTTATTTTCTTTTTAAACTTTTAATCCTTAAACTCGAACCTGAATCCGAATTTAAAGCTCTAACTTTCATGCCTCCTTTTATAGTTGCGACTTCAGGTGTTCTACGAATATTCATATCAACATTTTTTGTTTTACGAACTACTCCTTCAACACCTTCAGACTTGCCTTGTTCATAAAAGAACTTAGCAAACTTTTCAGGATTCATTGCAAGTGATAAAGCTCTGTGGTAACCTTTGGCATCATTAATCATTCCTGTTTCTTCATCCATAAATTTATTTATGAAGTTTAAAACATTGGACTGTTTACTTTTTAACTCTGATGCATCACCGGGACTATAGGTAATTTTATTATCGCCTAACTCAAACTCAAAACCTTTGAACTCGTTAGAGAAAACTTCATCAGTTTTTTGTCTAAACCAATCTTGCTTTCTCTTAGTCACATCCTCATTACTCTTTGCACTTTTTTGCATTTGCTCAAACTCTTCTTTATATTTACTAGCTTCAGAATTTTCAACCTGTCTTGACTCAAGAGGCTGTTTATATTGTTCTTTCTGCTCTGTAAAATAATTTCTAGCTTTTACAACTGCTCTTTTCTTTGCTAACTTTTTTTTCTTAATTGCTTTTTCATCATCTACGTCTTCATCAAATGTATAGTCATCTAATAATGCATCTACATCTTCAGAATCAATAGCTTCATCAGTAGCTAAAAAATACTCTGCTAACAAATTATCAGGCTGCATAGATTCAAAATCTCTGTTTAAAGAAACATAATCCTCTATACCTCTGCCCGTATCTTTTTTATATTTTAAAAAAGCTGAAACATCTTCCGGTAAATCCGGTTGAGTTTCTCTTTCTTGAACTAATTCATCAAATGAATTAATTTCTTTATTATATCTTTTACCTAAATATTTTAATACTGACTCATCAGTTAATTCTAATTTAGGTTCTTCTTTTTTCTCAACAACTACTTCTGCAGTCTCACCTTGTTCTTCTTTAAGTTTGTGAGTATCTAGTAGTTCTTGTTCTATTTCTGCTTTCCCTTTTTCAGGTCCGCTTACTTCTCTTACTTTAATGTTCTCTAAATTCATTTGATTCATTTGATTTTATTTTAATTTATACAAAGTTACATAATATATTAGCAAAAATTTGAACTATTTATCTAGGGTCAAATTCTGATAAGTCAAAACCATCTAAACTGTCTTCGTTAGACTCAAACGATTGAGGTGGTAAATTATTTTTCTTTTGATTAATAAGATTTGATTGTTGAGTATTTTGTTGGCTAATTCTTGCTGATTTAGAACCTTCTCTTTCTTTCTCTCTACTTGATAACGCATCTGCATCTACTTGTCTTAGTTGCATATTCATTTCAAATTCTTTATCCATTAAACCTGCTTTTAATTCAGCTTCAATTTTTAATTTTTCAATTTCAAAAGCAACATCAGCTTGACGATATTGCATCTTAGCTTGAGATTCCATTTGAATTTTTTGTTGAGCAATTTGTCCTGCCATTTGTTGAGACTTTAAATTTTGAGCCGCTACCATAGCTTGTTTCATAGCTTCTTTTTTATCGTCTTCTTCTTGCTTACGTCTTCTTTTTAATTTTAACAATTGATTAGCAAGTTTAATATTTTTTAACTGTCTAATGTCAATAGCATCTTCAAGATTAATATCTGACTTAGATAATGCCATTTGAATATTTTGCTCAAGCAATTGCTTTTGTTCTTCATCAGGTGCTACATTAATAAATATACCAAAGTCATATATATATAAGTCTTGTATATCATTTAATATAGAAACATTAAACTTACCTATTTGATTTATAAATTCATCTTTAAAATCAGAATATTCTAAAACATCTGCAACTCTATAAGATAAAGCTTCAGCTAATGTTCTGTATACATATAAACTTGCATCTAAAATATGTCTAGTTGCTGTATTAGAATTTAAAGCTGCTAATTTTTGCACACCAACTAAAGCGTCAGGTGCAGGTGTAGAGCCATCTCTAGCTTCATTTAATCCTGTTACAGTTCTAATCATATCCATATAATGATTATAATTTGTAATTAACATTTGTGTTTTACTTGCTCCACTATTAGATGTTAGTTGCTGTATAGGAACTCTAGCTTGATTAAATTCACCATCTTGAGTATAACTTCTTCCTACCACACTACCTGTTTGGAAATATAAACGTAAAGCATCTTCCGGATTATAAGCATTACCATTACCTAAATCAACTTCATTTAATCCATCAGCATCTATAAAGACACCATCCGGTACAACTTTAGCAATTACTTGTTGAAGTTTTAAATGAGTAATTTGAATTAAATCTGCAAATGGTATCATCCTTCTTGTTAAAGATTCTATAGAACCTTTATACATTCTTGGAGCTACAGCTACATAATTTGGAATAGCATGTTGTGATGCTGATTTAGGACGAACCATGTTTTTAGATAGTTCCCATTTTAATATAAAATTAGTTCCCATAACCATAACCCCTTCATACCAAACATCAATCCTTTTACTAACCTTTTCAAAGTTTCCTTCTTCCATTTGTTCTTCAGGAGGATTAAATTGGTCATTTTTTTCTATAACTTTACTACCACCACCATCATACTTTTTCTTTTTATATACAAACTCTTTAGTTGTTTTGTAATTAAAATACATTAAAGTAGCAGTATCTCTAAAGAATATACTATTTTGAAAATATTGTGCAGTATTAAAATAATCATACCAACTTTGACTATACTTACTTATTTCTTCTAAATCATCTGTAGTTAAAGAAGGTTGTATTTTTATTAACTCTGTAATTGGAACTGTTTTAATTTCTCCCCAATAAAAACAATCTTTAAAATGTTTATCTTCTGTATAGCTATAAACTACATTAGCAGGGTCTACATAGGAAACTTGTACTCCTGAACCTAATAAAAATTCATGTTTAGCACAACCAATTCCTAAAACTGTAATATCATAATCAATTTGTTTTCTAATATCATCATAATGATTATCTGCAAACAAAGTATTAATAGCTTCTTCTTCAGCAATCTCAATAGCAGGTTTATAATTAAGCTGCATATATAATGACAACTCTTCATCTGTAGTTGGTAAACTATCAGCGTTAACAATAAAAGGGTCTACATCAAAATCTTTTTGTATATTTTCTAATATATCTTTTGATGCCATTTGTCCTTCTACAACATCTTGATATTTACTTCTTTTTTGTTGTGACATTACATCTTGTGCATACGCCTCAACTTTAAATAATCTGTCAGACATTCCGTTAACAACTATGTCTACAAATTTTGGTATAATAGGAACAATTGACCAATCTAAGTTTAAATAACTTAAATCCCCATCAACTGCTAATTCGTTTTTATATTTTCCTATTGACTGTTCGCCTCTTGCGTAAAGTCTTAATCGGTTAAACATTTGCCATTGGCTATAGTATCTGCAACCAACTCCGTCTTTTCTAAACCACTCATATTGAATAGCCTGTCCTATTTGTAATCCAAAAGTATCGGTTTCTTTTTCGGAATCTGTAACAAATTGACTAGGGAATCCTGCAGAAGTGATATCTATATTAATTTCTTTCATTTACAATATTTCGCTAATAGTTCCTGTGTTCTTGTACCTTGCAAAGTTAATGCTTATTTTTGACTCTTTTTTGATTGGTAAATATAAGTG